TTGTTTAGCGAGTATCGTGGGTTGCCATTTAATGTTAGTATGGGGTCAGGTCTAACGAGTTTCCAGAGAAAGAAAAAAGATATAGTAGAAACGGGGCCTATAGGGTTCGGAGAAAAGGCCGGAGGATACGAGGTTGCGTCTGGAATATATATTCCGTTGAATAACTATGTTTTGCTAAATAAGATGGTAACTCTAGAATGCTTCTCTGAAGAGTGGGCGGGACAGCAAATTTTGCTTGGAGATGACATATATGACTCAGACGTTAAGACTCTCGTAAAAGACTTCTTAATTAAGAGTCACGGACTTGACCATATTGCAAATAAGATTGGAGTTAAAAATCCAGAAATCTTGCTTGATCCTTATGGGAATAGGCACGAGCCCGATCTAAAGGGGAAAGTTGAAGAGGGCGACTACAACAGCCTTGGCCTAAGAATTAAGGGTAAGACTTCAGAAGTCAAGAATATGAGGAATAAGCTGAGAGACACTTCTGGTGGTAATTTCTATTTTGTTAGCGGCAGTAATGAAGATGAAAGATCTTACATGCAGATAAGGAACTTACTGTATGACTATAAATCTACAACCCATTCTACTGAAGATGTTCTATCTGAGATCCAAGACAAGGATTCAGATAGAACCCTGACTATGCAAGAGATCTATTCCCTTCATTCAGAAACCCTTGCTGGATACGGAGTTTATCAAGAGCCTATTGGTCCTGTTTATCCCACCCTCCCTTCTGCTGCAAAAAAGGGGAAGAAAGTTATGGGTGTTAAAAATGTAGAGAAGGCCCTCGCCAAGTACTATACTGATAGAATCGAGGACGCTTACAGTGAGTTTACAGCCTACCAGAAGAAGAGGGAGCTCGAAAAAAATAGCTCTCAAAATGTCGAGAACAACTTGAGAAAGGACGCGAAAATTAGCGATCAATGGCCTGTTGGCAAAAAACCTGAAGTTTTAAAGGCGAGCAAGTATTCTGAGGCTATTATTGTAAGCGAAGGCCTCCGGAGAACCTGGGAGCTAATCATCGGAACAGAAGTACAATAAGGAGCTTATATGAACGAAGAAGAAACAGAGTCGACTGGTATGGTTAGAATTTTCAACGAATCAGAGGGAGGCTCAACTACGTGGTCAATGGATGACGTAAAAGAATATGTAAAGCAGTATATGGTTTATGAGGTTTCGATCAAGGATCTGCAAGAAGCCCGAAGAGAGTGGTCCGCAGACTATATAAAGTCAAAAAGCCTTCCGAAAAAAGAGCTATCGCAGGCCCTTCGTAGTGCAAAGCAAGATATTGATATGGATATCGTAAATGAAATTTATGACCATATTCACAGCTTGGTGTCTGAATAATCTTAGGACAAAGTAAAAAACGTGCCTAATATAGGCGTGGAGGGCCATATCGGCTCCCACGCCTATATCTTTTTTAAGGAGAAAAATGTCAAAAGGACCATTTGTATCGCTTCACAATCACACAGAACTAGGAAGCCCTCTAGACGGAATGAACGATACACTCGATCTCTTTAAGAGGGCGAAGGAGGTGGGGCACCCAGCTGTAGCCGTAACAGATCACGGAACATTAACTGCCAGTTATGACGCATATCTTGCGTCTCAAAAGACCGGAGTGAAATATATTCCTGGAATTGAAGCTTATTTCGCGAATGATCTTTCAGAGAGAAAGAGTCACCACCTTGTTCTTCTTGCTCAAAATGCAGTTGGGTATAAAAATATCTTAACTTTAAATTATCTGGCATTTCAAAATCAAGTTGCTGGCTACATGGGAAAGAAGACGCCCAGAATTTCCTGGGAGCATATCGAAAAGTACAATGAGGGCGTTTTTGCCCTTACCGCCTGCAGCAATGGTCTAATCGGAAAAACTCTTGTAACAGAAGAAGACGAAGAGCTTGCCACGCAATACGTCAAGAGATTTCACTCTATTTTTAATGATAGATTCTTTTTGGAGTTGCAGCCGCACGCTTTACACGCTGTTAATAAAAATGGAAAAGAGGTTAATCAAGTTAAGCTAAACGAATCTTTGCTCAAGATATCCAGCGAATTAGGAATTCCATACGTCATAACATGCGACGCTCATTATCGAGATAAAGAGCACGCAAAATATCACGACTTCATGTTGGCCATCAAGGACAAGAAGGCTGTTGACGATCCTGATAGATTCCGCTATGGAGTTCAGGATATGTACCTGAAGGAGCCTTCTGAAATAGTTGACTTTTTTGGCCAAAAAGTAGCGTCAAAAGGCATGGAGAATACAATTAAAATTATGGAGGCTTGTGAGGAGCCTCACTACATAAAGCCAAAGGGAGCAAGGCTGCCCTCTTTTCCTGTGCATGGAGAGCCGGACTATAAAGAGTTTTCGGCATGGTACAAGAAAACTAGATCAACCTTATCTGAGGATAAGGCTCTTCTGAGATATCGGTGCATCCAAGGGTTTAAAGATAAGCTTAGCGGCTTAGAAAAAGAGGAAAAAGAGCGCTATTGGGATCGTGTCAAAGTCGAGCTCTCTGTTCTGGAGGATAAGAACTTTTCTTCCTACATGCTTATCGTTGCAGACTACATAAATTGGGCGAAAAAGAAGATGCCCGTTGGCGCCGGAAGGGGATCAGCATCCGGTTCTTTGGTCGCATATTTGGCCGGAATTACAGACGTAGACCCAATTAAATACGATTTAATTTTTGAGAGATTTCATAATAATCAGAAGACATCTTTTCCAGACATTGATACAGATTTTTCGGATCCAGGCGCAGTCAAGGAATACGTAAAAGAAAAGTACGGAGAAGATAAGGTCGCCTCCATCTCAAACTGGAGTACTTTGTCTCCAAAAGTTGTTATAAAAGACGTAGCCAGAAGCCTTCGTCTGGGAGGAGATAAGTCGGCGGCATTTAAGATATCAAATAACATCACATCTATCATGCCTGATTCAAAAACCTTAGACAAGGCTATGGCGGATAGCCCTCAGTTTTCTGCGTATATGAGCAAGTACCCCGAGCTTTATCAATATGGAAATAAGCTACAGAATCTCACAAGAAACTGGTCCATTCACGCCGCAGGTTTGGTTATCGGTGAGAATCCGCTTTACGAAACAGTCCCTCTGAGAATTGATGGAGACAACAACGTCGTAACTCAGTGGGAGAAGACTAGGTGTGAAGACAATGGTCTTATTAAGATGGATCTTCTGGGCCTAAAAACGCTGACTGTTATCGACAATACCTTCAAGCTAATCGAGAGCTCTACGGGGAAAAAGCTGACAACAGAAGACATAGACTTTGCCGATCAAAAAGTCTATGCGATGTTAGGGCGAGGAGAAACTCTTGGAGTTTTTCAGCTTGAGTCTTCTCTGACCCCATTCTGTATAAAGCTAAAGCCAAAAACCATTGAGGATATCTCTGTTATTAACGCAATTGGAAGACCATCTTGTCTGCCGGCAGAAAGAAAGAAGTACGCAAAGCGTCGGCTTGGGCTGGAAGAGGCGACTTATGAGCATCCCAAACTCAAGAGGGCTTTAAAGAAGACCTTTGGAGTCCTAATTTATGAGGAGCAGGCAATGTTTATTGCACAAGATTGTGCCGGATGGGACCTGAACCAAGCGGATGCCCTTAGAAAGATCAGCAAGCTAAAGGGCAAGGATGAAGATCTGGTTCTTAGGACTGAAGCGAATTTCGTAAAGGATTGCATGTCTTTTTCTGGGATGGATTACAAAACAGGCTCCTTAATATGGAAGCATTATATTGAGCCTCTTGGCCTGTACAGCTTTAACAAATCTCACTCAATATCCTATTCGAAGATATCTTTTCAGACAGCTTGGCTAAGATGTCATTATCCTGTGCAGTTTATGTGCGCGCTAATCAACTCTGAAGACCCAAATAGCGACAAGGCGCAGGAGTATGCCTCTGAATGCAAAAACATGAAAATTGACGTAACTCATCCCAACGTTAATAAGTCGGCAGGAGAGTATCGCGTTCTAAACGCTAAATCGATAGCAATTGGGCTTTCCGCCGTAAAAGGGCTCGGAGAAAAGGCCATAGAGAGCATCACGGAAAATCGTCCTTATAAGAGCTTTGCTGATTTTGTCTCCAGAAACAATAGCCGCACAGTTGGAAAGACCGTAATTCAATCCTTGGCAAAGGCCGGCGCTCTTGATGACTTCGGGCTGACCAGAATGGATATGCACGATAATTACCAAAAATACAGAACCAAAATGAAGGCAGCCCTGAAGAAGGCTATTACAAAGGATATTCTTGCTGCGAATCCAACATGGAAAAAAATTCCGAAAGAAAACATTCCCGAGCTAACGGCAAAATTTGACATACCTCTTGGCTCAAAGCGGTTTTTAGAGATAATGGACTCACTTACATTTACTACTTCCGAAGAGGAGTGGGATAGAAAGGAGACTCTTTTAAAAGAGAGAGAAGTAATGGGGAGATCTTTGTCGGGAAGTCTGCATGAAGTTTTTAAGGACTTTTTCACAGGAGGTCCAATGGTAACGCCTTTATCAGGTGTTGCGGCTCAAGGAGATGGTGCTCGATTAAAAATCGAGGCAATTATCAAGACAAAGATCAAAGAATTTAAAATTAAAAATGGTAAAAATATAGGAAAGAAATTCGCAAAATACTTAGTAGAAGATGTTAACGGAGATACTTGTGGTTTGACTATTTGGGCTGATGACTATGCCTTATATCGTACCATTCTAAAAGATGGAACTCCTATTAAGGCAATATGCAAAGTAAATAATTATTTGGATCAAAAAGATCTTGCTCTCTCTAGTCTTGAGAGAGTTTATGGAAAATCACTATGATAAAATGCAGAAACTGCAAATTTGAGGTAAAGGCCTCAATGAGACACTCTCTAGTAAAGAATTGCTGCCCAGCTTGCGGCGGCGCGCTCCTAGGGGAGCTTCACAGCAGAAGGCTGTCTCTCTTTAGGCAAAGGCTTGTTAATCAGCCATTTTCGGAAAAGCTAGAGAGCGATGATATTTTCGATATAGCTCTTTTTATGCTCGTAGAGTTCTTTCCGCCTGATATCGAGCCCCCCGTCCCCAACGACGAGGAGGCCGCGCCAGAGGGCTCGGAGGCAGCGGAGGAGGCTTCGGAGGCGGTGGCCGACGTGCCAACCGAAGAAGAATCCTACGAGGCCATACGGGATCAGGTGCGCGTCGAGGCCCTCTCCAATGAGGCTTTATCCCCGGATCTTTTAGACGCAGAACTAAAGGTTCAAAGGCTAAAGAGAATTGCCAAAGAAAGCAAGATTAGGAGCCCCGGAACATTTGTAAGGAGACTTTCAAGTGATTAGAGCTGTTGGGAATAAGCGATTGGATTTGAGCTAATCTGAGTTTCTTTACTATAAATCTTTGGTAAAAGAGTTTGGAGACAAAGGCTTTTTAGGCTTGTTTACGACTGATAAAAATGGTATAATAACATCAGTAACTCCGCCTGTAAATAACACGGTGAATGTTGGTATTATTTACTATATTTTGAATGTGATGATGAACCAACGAGTTAGAATGTTAGACGATGAACTGAAAAAAGTCAGCGAAAATATTGCCGCTCAGGGATCCGTGGCTAAGCTAAATGCACGGATCGAGCGCCTGGAGGCGACGATTTTTGGAGCTGACGATGAAACTGCATAATAAATTATCAATAGATAATTTCTCTATACAGAATATAGATATTAAATCCATAGAAGAGGTTGCTGCATCGCTTCCTACAAATGGAGTAGTTGACCTTAATATCGCTGAGGTTGGCCTACTCAGAACCCTAGAGGGACAGAATCTTTGTCAAGAGAGGATCGTCCAGATTGATAGATGGATTGGTCATCTTGAGTCATTGAAGAACAAAGCTTGGTCTGATGCCGCCCTAAGCAAGGCAATTAAGTCTGGACTGAAGACTGCAAAGGACAAAGAGTGGTTTGCGCAAGCAGATGACGATTATATAGAAGCTTGCAATAATTTAATTCTAGCTAAGGCTTCAAAAAAGTGGCTAGAAAATAAGGCAGGATATTTTTTGGGCTGGCATTACGCTCTCAAGACATTCCTAAAAAGAGATTATTCAATTGAAGTTGCAAGTAGCGCAGGCTACGGAGCTTCTGCGGCTGACACTTCTACCTTCCCCGGAAGTTCTCGGCCAAATGATTTTGGAGCAGAATCCGAAGAAATAGAGTGGGGAAAATAAATCCACAATAATAAGGCCAAAAAATAACACGCAATACCGCGTAATAAAACAAAAGGCCAAGAGTGTTAATATAACACCACAAGGAGTATTTATATGTCAAATATGGTTTTTGGAGAAGTTGATTGGAACGCTGCAGATTCTGATTCAGGTCAGAAGTCTGACTTTGCAAGGCTAGTTGAGGGAGAGAACGTTGTACGAGTGATGGGAAACCCCGTTCAGTTTTACATCCATTGGGTAACCACTCCCGCTGGCGCGAAGAGCAAGATCAACTCTCCCGCGAATCACCCGGAGCTGGTTCGTCGCCTAGAAGATTCAGGCTTTAAGCGACAGGCTCGATGGCTCGTCAAGATCCTTGATCGAAATGACGATACCTTCAAGCTTCTGGAGATTGGACCTCAGATTTATAATTCGATTAAATCGCTTTATAACAATTCAAAATGGGGCAAGGTTACTGGATATGACATCTCTATCAATAGAGGTCCCAAGGGTCAGCAGCCGCTTTATAGCGTAACTCCGAATCCGAAGGAGCCGCTATCTAGCGATTTCAAGAGTAAATTCGTTGACTTCAATGACAGGGTCAACCTAGAGAAGCTAATCTCCCCTTCCACGCCAGAGGCGGTAGCAACCAAGATGGGTTGGGATACTTCTTCTGCAACTCAGGGCGCAGATACAGCTACTGCTAACAGCGAGGATTTCGACTTCGACTTCGAGGACTAAGATCCTTTTGCATGATTAATTTAAAAGGGCGTATAGAGTATAATCTCTATACGCCCTTTTTATGAAGAAAATATTAGGTTTAGACATATCCTCTTCAACTGTCGGTTGGAGCTTAGTAGAGTATGATGATAAGTCGGAAATTCTTTTGGAGTACGGCCACATCAAGCCGCCTAAATCGAAGAAAGGCTCTCTGGCCTTTCGTGCTGCAGATTATTTCGATACGATCAAGGACTTCTTGAAGAAAAAGGATCCAGATTTCGTGGCAATTGAGGCTTACGCAAGTAGATTTCCGAAGGGCAGAAGTACAGCAAGGACAATAATTACACTTTCGTTTTTTAACGAGATAACCTCTGTAGCTTGCCTGAAAGCATTAAATGTGGAGCCAGAAAGCTATGCTGTAGTTACGATTAGGTCTTGCCTCAGCAAGCTTGCAAAAACAAAAATATCTTCAAAAGAAGAAGCTTTTGAATATGTTAAGACTTATTTTTCTAACTTTAAAGTTAGAGATAATCGAGCAGGGAATCTTGCAAAAGAATGTCTTGACGAGGCAGACGCTATTGCGGTTTGTCTGACTTATATCTATAAACATAGGAACAAATAATGGCCAAAGATTTAACCCTTAAGAGTGAAGCAAGAAAGAAGATTCTTTCCGGCGCTGAAAAGTTAGCCAAAGTTGTGGCAGTAACGATGGGCCCTCAAGGAAAGAATGTAATTCTGGGCAAATATGTTGGAGCTCCAGTTCTCACTAAAGACGGAGTCACTGTTGCAAGGGAGATTACTTTAGAAGAGCCCGTAGAAGAGCTTGCGTGTCAACTCATAAAAGAGGTAGCGGGAAGGACGGCTGCCGTAGCAGGTGACGGAACCACTACAGCTACAGTTTTTACTCATGAAATTTTGAAGCGGGGATGTAAGCTTATTGATGAAAACTATAGTCCCTTGAACTTTAGGATTGGAATAGAGTGGGCTCTAAAACAGATTACCAAGAATCTAAACACAATGGCTATCGATGTATCCTCCTTGGAGGATCTTGTGAATATTGCGTCAATATCTGCAAATAATGATCCGGAGCTTGGCAGCAAAATAGCAGAAGCATTTCATGCAGTAGGTATGGACGGAACAGTTGTTGCAGAGGCATTTCCTGGCGCAGGAAATTCTGTTAGATTTGCAGATGGAGTTGAAATAAAATCTGGATTTGTAACTCCTGCCTTCCTAACCGAAGAAGGCCAAACAGATGTTAGGCTTAATAATTGCAAAATTCTCATTTGCAATGATGATATTTCAAATCTGACATCTTGCCTGGGGTTATTTAATCAATTATCTGAAGACAATATTCCCGTCTTAATCCTCGCCAAATCCGTAAAGCAGGAGGTTCTCGCTACTCTTGTTGCGAACAATAAGCTTGGTAGGTTGAGGGCTGTCGCTGTAAGCCTTCCGATATTTGGATCCGCTCAAAATGAATGGCTAGAAGCCCTCTCTGTTCTCGTCGGCACAAAAGTATTCTCAGGAGAAGGAGGCGTTCCCCTTAAGGAGGCCAAGGTTTCTGACCTAGGATCTGCCAAGAGAGTGACGGTTGATAGATATTCCACAAAAATATTAGAAGGAAATAGGGATCAGGCCAGATTCGAAGAAAAGCTTGAGCTTTACAAAAAAGACTTGTTGACGCTTATTGGAGACAATGAAAGGCTCGATACAAAAAAGAGGATAGCTTTTATCCAGAATAAAGCGGCAGTTGTTGCTGTCGGATATTCTACGGAGTTAGAGCTTAGGGAGAAGGGCGACAGGGTTGACGACTCTATTTGCGCAACAAGAGCTGCAATAGAAGAGGGGTACGTTCCTGGCGGAGGTACGGCTCTTCTTCGTGCGGCAAGTCAAGTAGATCTAAGCCTTCTGGATGAAGAGCTTGTTCCGGCCGCACGCGTACTCATAGACGCGTGTGAAAGGCCTATGCGACAAATTGCTGCAAATGCTTATGCTGATGGCGATAAAATTGTGGACAAAGTATTGAAGAAGCTTAATAATAACTATGGATATAATGCTGCTACAAATTCATTTGAAGACTTAGTTAAATCAGGCGTTATTGACCCGAAAAAAGTTACAAAGACTGCTCTAGAAAACGCAACAAGCATATCTCTTTTACTCATAAATACTGACGCTGTAGTTTCCGAGCAGCCAGAAAATCCATCAAGCTGGCAGGCTCCTGCCGGCTGGAGGCCCCCTCAAGAGGGAACCTTAGCACACAAATACTAGATAACGATTGGAGAATAAATGTCAAAGTTATTGAGTCCTTCTGAGGCGCAGAAGGAAATTACGAAGTTCTTCGGAGAAGACGCGATCTTTTTTGATGGAAATATATCTACAAAATACGAGGCTATAAGCACCGGAAGCCCCTCTTTGGATGAAGCAATTGGAATCGGAGGTATTCCGCGAGGAAGAATCACCCAGCTTGCAGGCCAAGAGAGCTCTGGCAAGACCATGCTTTCTCTTTCATGTATAAGAGAATATCTGAATGAAAATCCTGATAATACGGCATTATTTATCGATGCAGAGTATACTTACGATCCAGCGTGGGCCGCAAAGCAGGGTGTTGATACGTCTCGCGTAATGGTCATCAAAACGAATGATGCAAAGATGATATTTGAAGGTTTGCTGGGAAAGGTGAAAGTAAATAAGGCTACAAAGAAAGTCTCAAAGGGTATGAGAGGAATCTTGGATCATGTAATTGAAGGCACTGATCCAAGATTTAAGAACCTTGGCATTATAGTTTTGGACTCTATTGCAGTTTTGAACACCCCTCTTGAAATTAGAGCCGAAGTCGGAAAAGCCAACATGGCTCCTATCCCAAGATTTTTGTCGACAGAACTGAAAAAGCTAACTCCTGTAATTGCTCATGCAAATATTGCGTTTATAGGAATCAATCAGGTGCGAGTAGACTTGGGGAAGATGTTTGGAGACCCGACCTCATCTCCCGGAGGAAGAGCCCTAAAGCACGCATGCAGCCTCATGATTAATATGGCTCCAAACTTTTCCTCTGACTCTGTTATCGCCAATGAGGATGGAGAGAGAATAGGGCATACCGTTCGGGCTAAAGTTGAAAAAAATAAGGTTGGAACACCATTTTCAAAAGCTGAGTATAAAATAGAGTATCAAAAAGGAGTTGTTCAGAAGGACAGAGAGGTTTTTGACTTAGCAATCAAGTATGGCCTTATAACGAGGCCATCTTCTCAGTCTTATGAAATTGGAGGAAAAAAAGTTAGAGGTGCAGACGCTGCTTTCGAGTTCCTAACGAAGGAGCATCCTGACCTTATCGAAGAGTACGCCTCCTCAATTCGAGAGGCTTACCTTGGAGAGGGCGACTCAGAGACATCAGTAGAAAATGGAATAGAAAACGTGGAAGAGGAAAATCCGTTAATAGCGAGGTTAAAATAATATGCTAGTTCGTTGTACGCCTGGGTGTAAAAAAAGTGATGGGATGACAGATGCATCTCTTGATGTGGAAGCAGATTCTGTTGTTTGCAATAATTGTGGAGATACACTAGAAGGAATCTCTTCTTATGCAAAGCTTTCAATGAAGGACGCTGGAGATATTGTTCGAAATAGCAAAAGAAAGGCATTCATGTTTCCGTGCAAAACATGCGATAAATCAGTTGAAGCCACAACTTCTACGGGAACTCTAACCGGAAATGGCTGTCCCAATAATGGAGATGGCTGCAAGATAGACATTACTAGCTACATGCTTAATACGCTAGAAACCTTAGAAGAGAAATAGGGACTATTAAGTGGTTACAGATCTTGAAAATCTCTCTAAGCTAGTTAGCATCTGTTACTCCAATCTAAGATCCTCTCAAGATTGCTTGAGGTATCTTCTTAAGGAGCGAGGTTTGTCCAAAGAACTTATCAGAAGTAATAGGCTGGGATACTTTCCGCAAAGCATAGATATGCTAAAGAAACATGTGTCAGAAGAAGCTTTGGCGAGATTGAACATCACAAATTTTACTGGAGGCAGTGACTTTGCGAGTTACTTCTATCTAGTCTTTCCTATTTTCTCAGAGCATAATGATCCAGTTGGAATTAGTGGCAGATCACTTCTTGCCGACATAGAGAGGAAGAGTATTGGAATCCCTAAGTATAAAAACTCCTCTTATAAAAAGGGCGATATACTATATGGGCTGAATCATTCAAAAAGCTCAATTTTAAAAAAGAATAATGTATATGTTGTAGAAGGGTTTTTTGATTACCTCTCTATGGCCCAGAACTCTATTAAAAATACTGTAGCGATATGTGGAACTGCATTTTCGCAAAAACATTTCATAAAACTAGCCAGATATACAGATAAGATTACGTTTATTATGGATAGTGATGCAGCAGGAAAAGCTTCTGCCGAAAGAATATATGAAAAGTATATCAACAAAGGCATGAGGCTTAGATTTCTGACTCTTCCCGCTGGAGCCAAGGATGTAGATGAATACTTCTCTGCTCCCAATAAAACTAAGGAGTCTTTCTTTTCAGACTTCAAGCAAAGTATTCCGGAGATTTGGTAAACGATGAAAAAGAAAAAGGGCAAATCATATCAGTATAAAATTGTCGAAATATCGTTTGAGTCTGCAAAATTAAATAATTTTTCATCTGATCGTGGCATGGGCCAAGTTATGATGGCAAATACATCGGACGAGAGGATTCTAGATCTTAAGCAGGAGCTTCTTGACGAAATTTACGAAATAGTAAACGGACCTCACCTGACTGATCATCAGAAGAAGGTATTGTTTATGAGGCTAATGGGCAAAACGCAAAATGATATAGCAGAACACCTAGGAATCACTCAGTCTGCAGTCCATAAGGCAATGCATGGAAACATTGATTATAAGAACCATAAAAAAAGATATGGCGGGATAGTCAAGAAGCTTCAGAAGATCTGCAAAAATAACAATAGAATCAAGGACATACTGGAAAAAATTCAAGAGATAAACAGAGAGGAAGCTGATTAGCTACTAATTATATTTAGATATATAATAGCGAAACAGCCCTGTTAGTCGAACTTGTTTGTTTCTATTAATAAAGATAAATTTTACAGCGAGGAATAAATTGATGTCAGACCTAGATGAGGTGCTCTTAAAGTTAGCTAAGGATAAGGTAACCGATTTATCGGAAAAAGATCGAATTCAACTAACTGATGATCTGCCGATAAAAAAGGTTGCGTTTGATATGTACAAGGTATTTGGCGATCAATATGATGACCTCTGGAGGTCCGAAGATATTAATGGAGAAAGCTTTTTAGTAAGAAGTTCTGATCCTAAATATCAAACAAAAGAGGGTGGAGACTGGAGCGCTTCCAGCAATTACGATCATAATAGTGTAACTTTATCCTATAAAAATGTTCCTATTTGCGCTTTTTCCTCTGATGAATACGGATATTCATCAGAGGATATTTTTATATTCAAATCAGCACTACTGGATATGGCCACAGACGATAGTTCTTTTGTAAGTAAAGTTTTAGACTCCCAAACACAGGCAAAGGCCTCCGCAATAAGGGGTCTTTTCCCCGAAATCTTTAAGACAAACTAGAGGGAATGTAATGGATCAACTAAAGAAAATTGTAGAGCAGGCCAAGAAGGCCCTGGATAAGCTCAACAATGGCAAAACTTATCCCACTAGCTATGTGTCGGGAAGGCTTGAGGCTTCTGCGGCGAACAACCCTGGCGATGCCCTAATTGGACATATGAGAGATGTTTTTGTCAAGAAAGCATCTAGCCAAACATTCGTTTCTCAAAAAGAAATTTCTGAAACTTACGATCATCTTTATGGGATGTCAGGTGGACGATCCGCATTTAGAACCGAGCTAGAAGATTTGCTTGTTTCCAAGCAAGCAACTGAGCCGGCAAAGAGAAGCGAAGTTTCTTCTAGAATTCCTTACGAGAATAAGCTTGAGCCGCTTTACGCTTCTTCCAAGCTTTCTGATGAGCTCTCTGGAGCATTTTCCCTAAACAAGAAGGCGGCATTTACTGCAGCCTCTGACAATACCCTCAGAAAGGCAGAGAAGTTTGCAAAACTACAGTTAAGCGCACTCGGATATCAGCCGTCTGAGGTTACTGCAGTCAAGTCAAACGAGCATTTCGTTTTATGCAATGCCTCCATAAGTACAACAGACTTTATGCAGGTAAATGTTCCGATTCCGGTTCAGGTATCTAACGGTCTGCCGACACTTCCTACTTCATTCATTCAGCAGGACGAACTGGTCAGTCTTAATAGGGAAAATCTTTTTATCTTTGTTAAAGACGCAAGCAACTTTACCAAAAAGTCTTCTCAAAAGAAATATGAGGCGCAAAGAGCCTACGGAGAACTGAAGATAGAGAGCCCGGCTATTCCATCTGCTTTAGAGAAGTACGCAAATCTGGATAATGATCTAGTCGCTGCGGCAACTATATTTAGTAGAGATCAGGTAAGTGCTGCAATCAATATCGTTTCTGCAGAACTTTCTAGCTTGGGCCTAAATAGAGCTCAGATTAAGCTTGCATCTGCTAATAAGAAGACTCTGGAGCTTAGGGCTTCAATCCCCTCTTCTCTAGGCCAAGTAGAAGTCTCTATTCCTGTCGATATGCCAAACGGAAATCCGGTTATTCCCTCTCATTTTTCTGTTGCCGGACAGAAGTATCGCCTGAATACAGCTGGGCTAAAGAGCGTGCTTTCGCATGCGGCAAAGACCGAATCTATTAACAAGGTCTCTAGGGAAGCAGAAGAGATGGGCAGAATGACCTACTGTCAGCTTGTTAACCAGATTGATGGTGGAGTAGCTGAGTCAAACCTGAATCAGGCAGAGGCTGCACTCAAAGTAATTGAGGAAAAATTTGGAGGCCAAAAATACATTGCCTCTTTGGATCGTTTTTCAAAACTTCTCAAGCATGCATCGGGAAGCACGGAAAGAGATGAGCTTATAAAGGCTGCATTTGACAGAGGCGATCTGATTAATGTTCCAACTTCCGTACAGCTTTACTGCCCTCGTCTTGGCCTGCCTGTAAGCAAGGTTGCCTTTGATGCGAAGGGCCGAGTTGTGCCGATGACCAGAAAAACACAGACAAAAGATTCAGACGCTACAGGGGTTCTGATCTCTACATCTAAAGTATCATTGACATAATATTATGAAAGATCGAAAATCTAAACTCCTAAACATTATGGCCGGAACCTCTGCGAAGAACCTCTCTAAGCTTGAGGATCTTCACAAAGTCGCTGCAGCTGATCAGCATGGTATTTTTCAATCTTTCCAATCAAATGTTGAAGATTATGTGACTAGACAAAAGTACCTCTCCCAAAGAGGCGGAGAAGTTCCGTCCAGAGAGACAGAGGCTCTTTATGATCTCGGCTCAGATCATGAAGACTCAAAGGCGGAAGTACGAGAGGTAAGTCCCTCTCTGTCAACCAGATACTCTCCTGATAGAGTGGGGGTTCAGGCTAGGCGCATTGGTGACGGTATAATGCAGGATCCATATACAAATAAGATCTACGATTATAACGAAGGATTCAAAACTGAAGATGGAAGAGAAATCGCAGGCGGCAGTGTTGGACTGCAAACTGATCTTATGAATCTTGCAAGCCAATTGGACGAAAAAGGCCTGATAAAAGAAGCGGACATGTTAGACTGGGTTATCAAGAAAGCCTTCTAAAGAGGGTTGGGAGCTAAGTGCTGTATTGAAAATTATAGCAATATTAATTCTCGTAGACGCTTAAGGCTCTGACTTGGTAAAATAAGTCAGTGCCTTTTTCTTTCAAGAGGTTACCAGGGGAAATATGAGTAAGAAAGTTTTAAATCATCCAGATAAGGAAGATATTATCTCAAAGTTACTGGAAGGCGACTCAGTAAAGTCAGTTGAGGCTTGGCTGAAAACGAAGTATCCAAGAACAAGAAGGCTCCATGTGTCATATATGACGCTTCAAAAGTTTAGAGGAGAGAACCTAAACCTGAAAGGCAACCTTCTTGATGACGTAAAAAACAGAAGAACAGAGATAGATAAAAAAGCTTTAGAGGCAGAGACTAAGATGGTTATAAACTCATCTTCTGCCTATCAAAGAAAAATAGATGAAATAGCCGGAGCAGAGCTTGACGTTTCTCGAAGACTTCTGGAGATGGATAAGCTGATCGGATCAAGGATAGAGTATTATTATAATCTTCTGGAAAGCGGTGCAACAACTACCATTAGAGATGACAAAGTTTTTATCGAATATATAAATACAATGAAGACTTTGATGCAAGATTGGAAAAAGTATATTGAGGGTGTTGCTGATAAGAGAATTGATCATAATGTCAATATCAATGTAGTTAACGAGCAGGCAAGAGTTCTGAAGGAAGCCGTTCTTAGCGTTCTGCAGGAGATAGACCCAAGTCTAGTCACAGTATTTGTAACGAGATTAGATAACAAATTAAATATGTTAGATGCTAATAATAGGGCTCTTATAGAAGGAGAGGTCATAGATGTTTACTGATGGCAAGCTTCGTAAAACTTTTCGCCTAGAAGATATCAATAGCCTGATATCTTTTGAGAAGTGGAACCGAGATAACACGAAGCTATACAAAGAAGATCAGGTCATAGATTCAGATCACTTTAGAATCTTTATTGAATACTTGAAAAATGAAATGAATAAAGTTAGGCTACTAGACAAGAAAGAGTGGCTTAGTCAATTTGGAGTTCTTTTGGAGCGACTAGAAAAGGACGATGAAGATCAATAAGTATTTTTATGAAAAGCTAGTAAAGCTTTCTTCCGGAGTTGGTAGCGACGAATTTGTGGGGCTAACCAAGCGTGCTCGTTATCTTTCTTCGTTGTCGATTAGCTCTGATGAAAAATTATCCCAATATCTTACAGTAAAGAGTGCGGCTTCAGAGATAGGCGCTGCGCTTACCGACAGTAATATAAGAAAGATATTAGAATCTGATATTAAAAGCAAAAATGATGCTTACTATATGATTGTAAAGGCAAGGATGACTTCGAAGGGAATAACAAAACTTGCCTATCCAAATTACGGGCTCTCTCCAGAGGCAATAACAGAAGAATATAATGTTAACGCGTGGCTAGAACTTGTATATAAAATATATAACTCAGTAGAAACAGGAGAGATGTCAAAAGAGAACGCCCTGGAATACTACAGCAATTACTTAGATGAAAAGGAAAAAGTCGGATTTCTTAAGTGGTTCGACTATTATAGCGCAGGAGAACACTTGAAGTATAGCCTTGAAGAGGAGCTAGACATGAAGAAAAAAGCGGTTTACCAATCTGGACTAGGACAAAGCGGCGGTGCCTATAGCGCTACGAACAATATGCCTGGGAATAGCTTTGATGGAGGAACTTTTCAGGAGGTTTCTCAGCGGCCTGCAAGAAACTCAGAGGAAAAAAATGCATT